ATGTTGTTTTTAAAGGTAATGCAACTAAAGGATCTGGACAATTTAAACTTAACTGTGAAAACAATTCACATGGAATAACTATTAAAGGACCACCACATTCTGCTGCTGCGACTTATACTTTAACTCTTCCAAATGATGATGGGGAGGCAAACCAAGTTCTTAGTACGAATGGAAGTGGTCTTCTAGATTGGGTTGATCAAAATGCTAGTGGTTCAACTACACTTGAAGCATTAACTGATACTTTAATTAATACTTCTACTCTAGCTCAAGATCAGATATTAAAATATAATGGAACAAAATGGATAAATGATACTGTTAGTAGTAGTGTAGGAAGTTTAAATCAAGTACTTACTGTTGGTAATACATCTACATTAGCACTTACTGCTGGTGATATTACTGGTGATTCTTTAAATCTTGCAAGTAGTAATCTTACTATTTCTCATGCTACTGGTGAAACATTTTTTAATAATTCTAATAGTGATATAAAATTCCAAGCAGATAAGTTTTCATTTGATACTGCTGCTTCTGGATCTAGTCAGATTGCTTTAATTGTAGATCAGAATTTTATTAAACCAATTACCATTAAGGATAAAGATGATTCTATAGGTGCTGCTGGTGAGATATTAAGTTCTACTGGAAGTCAGGTAGAGTGGATTACTGCACCTAGTGGTGGTGCATCTAACTTAAATGATCTTGGAGATGTTAATGCTGGATCTCCTAGTGATGGACAGGTATTGAAGTGGCAATCTTCTACAAGTAAATGGATTGCTGCTGCTGATTTAACTGCAACAGGTGGTAGTGGTGGTATATCATTAACAGATCTTTCTCATACTAATGCAGCTGCTGCTACTCAATCATCATTAAACTATGATAGTGCTACAGGTATATTTACATATACTCCAGCAATACTTTCATTTACTAATCTATCACAAACTCCTTCTACTTTAGGTACTGCTGGTTATTATCTTAGAGTAAATAATTCACAAACTGCTCTTGAATACATAGCACCACCTACCTTTATTAGTCTTGCAGATACAGATAATAGTTCATTACCAGCTGGTAAATGGTTGAAGGTTAATTCAGCAGGAACATTCATTACTTACACTGATGAACCTTCTCTAACAGATACTACCTATAGTCCATTTACAGGTACAACAGCAGGTTTGGTTCCTGCATCTTCAAACAGTGAAACAACTAAGTTTTTGAGATCTGATGGTGATTGGGCAGATCCATCAGGAGCAACTTATACACTTGAAGCTGCTACTCAGGGAGCATCAAATGTACAACTACAATTAAAGAAAGATGGTACTACAATAGACTCAGTAGTAATAGAGTCTAGTACTAATATATCTTTTTCTGGTCCTCCTAGTGCAGGTGGATTTAAAATTGATGCATCATTACCATCTCATAATCTTGATGATCATACTGATGTACAACTTAACACTTCTAACTTAGTTGATGGTCAAGTATTGAAGTGGTCTAGTTCTTCTAATAAATGGATAAATGATACTGATGAGTCTGGTAGTTCAGTAACTCCAGGTGGAGTTAGCGGTGAATTCCAATATAATAACAACGGAGCATTTGCTGGATATAATCTATTAAAAGCAACTAGCAATACAGGATCATCCAACAGTGGTAATAGTTTAACTCTTGATGGATCTGCTGCTGTTGGTGGTAGTGGTTATGGTAATGTTGTTTGGGAACCTGTTTATAATGGGTTATCTTTGACACAGGATGCATTCTTACTTTTTGGAGCACCTGACAATGCTACTGCAAGTATGAAATTTAGCATGGGTTGGGCTAGCAGTGTTAATAGATATATCATGAACAATCCCACTGATGGGATGCCTTGGCATTTTGAAACCAGAGGTCAGATGGTATTCAAAAGGCAAAATAGTCCTAATACTGTTCATATGGTTATTGATCCTGATGATGGTGTTGAGATTAAGAACAGTTTAGATTTAAATAGTGCTACGATTAAAGATAAAAATAGTCAGGTAGGAACAGCAGGTCAAGTATTAAGTTCAACTGGTAGTGGAGTAGATTGGATTACTATTTCTACTGGTGGAGTATCAGATGGTGATAAAGGAGATATAACTGTAACAAACTCTGGTGGTACATGGAGTATTGATGCTAATACTATTGGGATAAATGAATTAAGTGCATCAGGAACTGCAAATAGTAGTAAAGTTCTTAGGGGAGATAATGTTTGGTCTTCCTTTAGTGATCTTAATATGACTCTAGAGGATTTATTTGATGTACAACTTAATACTTCTACATTAGTTCAAAATCATGTATTAACTTTCAATGGATCAAAGTGGGTAAATCAAGCTTCTCAAGGTGGTTCAGATACAAATAATTATATAACTAGTGGTCAATGGAGTAGTTCTACTGGTCTATTAACTATTGGTATAGGTGGCACTAGTACTTTATCTGACGTAACTGTTAATGTAGCAAATTTAGAGACATATTTTAATACTAAGTATGCAACTACAGCTGGTGCAACCTCACTTGATGGGTTGAGTGATACTAATCTCAATACTTCCAATTTAGCTCAAGATCAGATATTACAATATGATGGAAGTAAGTGGGTAAATGCTACTGTTACTCTTGGTGGTACTAATAATTATGTAAGTAGTGGTACTTGGAATAGTTCTACTGGTCTATTAACTCTTAATAGATCTGGTTTAACTCCTGTAACTCTTGGTGTAGCAAATTTAGAGACATATTTTAATAGTAAGTATTCAACTGCTGACTCACTTAATGAGTTATCAGATACTGATCTAAATCTATCTAATTTACAGAATGATCAGGTATTACAATACAATGGAAGCAAGTGGGTAAATTCTACTGTTAGTCTTACTGATACTAATAACTATGTAACCAGTGGTTCTTGGAATAGTTCTAATGGTCAATTAACTCTTACTAGAGGTGGTACTAGTAGTAATGGTAGTGTATCTGTTCAGGTAGGAAATCTAGTAACATATTTGAATAATAATCTTTCTAGTGGTATAAATCCAGGTACACCTAATGTAACTGGAGCAACAATAGTATGGAATGGATCAAGTTGGACCTGGTCTCGTGCTGCATTAATAAACACTGGCACGAGCAGCAGTCAGACCAACTGTGTTGTCTATAATAATTCTTCTGGTTATGGTGGGATAGAGGTTCAAGCTAATGGTGAATTACTCCTTAAAAAAGCTGGTACTTCATGGAGAGAAGGTGGACATCTTCAGTTTGAAAGAGATTATAATACACCAGGTCAGAACACAAATACGTATTCAACTCCAGCTCAAACATTTGCAATTGATGTTTATAATGATACTGGTTCAGTAACTGATAGTCAAATCAGAGTTATTGATCAAACTATTGCTACACAAAGATTTGCTGTTAATCATTATGGTGCTTTTGGAATAGGTCATACTAGTCCTAACTTTGGGCAGCAAGGGCAGGTAATGATTAGTCGGGGTAAATATGATCCACCCATCTGGGCAGATCATGGTAGTATATCTGGTTCTTCATTTGCAAGTACTGCACAAGGTGCAGCAGCAGACACTGCCAATGCTGACATAGATGATATATATACTCAGTTGAATGCTATTGGTAATGACGCTAGTATAACAACTGTCGCACAAATTAAAGCTGCACTCGCTGCTCTAGTAAGAGGTTAATTAAATAATGGCAATTACTCATACCGAAACTGTTCATAAAATGTCAGTATTAAACGATGGAACTGATGTTGTAGCACATATAGATATTGAAGTTTTTTCTGTTGATGATTCAGATCCTGTAAAACTTAAATACACAAGTCATGTTATCGCTGATGTAGATACTTCTGGTGGAACATCTGCTGCTGGATTTGTAGAATATGGTAATCTAACAGAGGATACTGTTAAGAGTTGGTTAGCAACAGAAATTGCTGCACGTAAGACACAGGCAGAGGAATGGATTAATCTAGTTAAGAATCCTCCAGTACCTGCTGAAGTGTATAAAACTCTACCTTGGAACTAAATATCTTTATAAGGATGAAATAAGATCAGATGGCAGTACTTAGGCATGTTCCAAAGACGTTTTCTTTTGAAGAACAACGAATAGAAATCAATGAGATAGCACAAGATCTCTATGATCTTAATGTTGCCAGTAGTGGTATTGCTCTAACAGATATTTCTGTTGTTAAACCTAACCCAACTGCTTCTGGTAGTGGTGATGTTACATATGACAGTTCAAATGGTCAGTTTACATATACACCACCAGAACTAAATTTTTTAACTGATCTTGGAGATGCCATAGTTGATGGTGACTTCACTACTGGTGGTCTGATGAAGACTGATGGTGCTGGTAATTATTCTGTCATACATGATCACAGTACTGATTGGGATGAAGCACATGGTTGGGGAGATCATGCTAATGCTGGATATTTAACTGCACTGCCAGCTCACTCTCATTCTTTAGTTGATTTAAGTGATACAAGTCTTACTGGTGGTGATGCTCCATCAGACGGAGAAGCATTAGTTTGGGATCAAGCTAATACTACTTGGAAAGCAGGGACTATCAGTTCTGGTTGGCAAGGAAATGTACAGAATAGTACTACTGCTAATGGTCCTGGTGCAATATCTTTTGATACAAATACAAATACATTAATATTTGAACCAGTAGACACTGATATTATATTAGCTGACATCAATAATTTTGCTAATGTAACAATCACTACTGCCACTATAACGGATGGTGATTTACTTACATGGGATCAAGCAGCATACAAATTTCTTAATAAGCAACCTGCGTTTAATTATGATGGAACTGGTGTAGCTCAAGGTAAGACTGTTAGATATAATGGAACGAAGTGGGTAATATCTGAAGACGTATCATATAGTCAAACAATATTAGGTGGAAATACTAATGCTGAAACGAGTGTTCAATGGGATCTAACCCCTACTATTGATGGTGGTGCTGGTATAGCTGACAGTATCACAATAACTGGTGGAAATAATATTACGTTTAGTTCTGTAACTGGTAGTGGGTTCACTATTGATGCTGCTGGTGGATCTAGTATTAGTACTCTCAATGATATTGGAGATGTTAATGTTGGTACTACTATAACTGATGGTCATGTATTAAAATGGGATCTTGCTACTACCAAGTGGATTGCAGCACCAGATTTAACATCTAGTGGTGGTAGTGGTATTGCTCTAACAGATATTTCTGTTGTTAAACCTAACCCAGCTGCTTCTGGTGGTGGTGATGTTACATATAATTCTACGTCAGGTCAATTCACATATACTCCACCATCTATTCCAGCAGCACCAGTTAATTCTGATTGGGATTCTACTACAGGATTATCAGAGATACTTAATAAACCAACTATTGTAGAGAATCTAGGTGACCTTGGAGATGTTGATACAACAGGTGCAGCAAATGGTAAGATCCTTAAACATAATGGTACTAGTTGGATAGTAGGAACTGATAATGATTCTGGAGGCGGTGGTGGTTCTACATCTCCTGGTGGTTCTAATACACAAGTGCAGTTTAATGATACTGGTTCCTTTGCTGGAGATAATGGTTTAACATACACAAGGCAAGGATCTAATACATCTGGTAAACCTCTATTAACAGTAGGTACTGTTACTGATGGAGATGCTTATCTTGACGTAATTGCTGGACGACAGACTGCTACTGGTGAGGACAAGAAGATTCAGCTTAGAAGTACAGATACCTATGCATATCTTTACGCTTCTTGTGATAGTGATTTTCATATAGAACACAATAGAGATCCAGCATACAGAACATCAGGAGCAAAAATCAAAATTGGTGCAGTGGGTGATCACAATGCCATTTTTGAATTATCAGGTGAGAGTATTTTAAATCATGCTGGAAATGAAAAAATCAAAACTACCACTGATGGTGTAAAAATTACTGGTGGTATACAGGATAAGGATGGACAGTTAGGTACTTCTGGACAGATTTTAAGTAGTACTGGTACTCAACTAGATTGGATTGATGCTCCTAGTGGAGGTGGAGGTACTACTTACAATGTAGTTAGTACTACTGCTGATGGATTAGCACCACAGTTACCAAGTTCTGATGGTGGTAAATTCCTTAAAGCAGATGGTAGTTGGGAAGTACCAGCATATATTGCTAATACTGATACAACATATAGTGTTGTTGACACTGTAAATCATGGATTATGTCCAGTATTAGTAGCAGCAAATGATAAGTTTTTAAGATCTGATGGTACTTGGGCTGACTCTCCTGGTGAAACAAATGTTCAAGTTGATTGGACTCAGACTACTACTACTGCTGCTGATTACATAAAAAATAAACCTGGTGCTTTTGGTGGTACAGCATCAGGTTTAGTTCCTGCATCTACTTCAGGAGAAACATCTAAATTCTTGAGATCAGATGGTACTTGGCAAGATGTATCTTCTGGTGCAACTACTATTGATGGGTTGACTGATACTAATCTCAATACTTCCAATTTAGGTTCTGGGCAAGTATTACAACATGATGGATCAAAGTGGGTCAATGCTGATGCTCCTAGTGGAGTTCCTTCTGGTACTATTGTTATGTACAACAGTGGTAGTGCTCCAACTGGATGGGCTGTGTGTGATGGTAATAATGGAACGCCAGATCTGAGAGGTAGATTTATTGTTGCTTCTGGTGGAAATATTAGTGGTAGTGGTGGTTATGCAGATGCTGTATTAGTACAACATAGTCACGAATATAATTTTGCGTCTAGTGGTAGTGCAGCTGGTGCTCATAGTCATACTGCTGGAAACTATGGAACCAATAATACTGGATCTCACTCACACAACCAGAGTGGAAGTGGAAGTGGAAGTGGTACTACAGGAAATCAAAGTGCTAACCATTATCATACTACTAGCACCACTGTTAATACTGGATCTGATGGAGCTCACCAACATAGATGGGGTACTGATGATTTGCAAGGTGCAGCAGGTGGAAATAGTAATCCAGATGCTGCTGGCGGTAGTGATTGGAGAGCATGGACAGATTCACAGGGTGCTCACAGTCACACCTTCAACTTTACACATGATACGTTAGGAGTTAGTGAGAATCATACACATGATTTTAACTTTAACTATAATATTGGCGGTAGTACAGGTAATGATGGATCACACTCTCATAATGTAACTGGTAATACTAACAATACTGGAGCTCATGGACATTCCTTCACTTTAGGTGATGTTTCAGGTCAGCATTCTAGTGTTACTGTTGTTAGTGGTAATTCCCCTGTTACCAACAGAAACCTACCACCATACTATACACTCACTTACATAATGAAATTATAAGAGGAACTATGGAAGAATCTGTACATCAAAATTGGATAAAAATTAAAGCAGCAATGGAAGAAGTTGGTGATACTAATTGTGCTTTTTATTTTAGAGCATGTAGATGTGTAGTTACCCAAATAGATCCTGGTGTACCAGGATACGATGAATATTACAATCATTTTTTGAACTTCTATAATATAGTATAAATACCAGTACATATCATTTCTTTTGATAATCATGGATCCAGCAAGTTTAAGAACAGAATTTGAAAAACAAATTGCAGACGCAGATTCAAAAATTGAAGCTGCTGAAAAAACTTTAAAAGGACTTCAAGAATATAGATTGAAGTTACAAGGTGGGATGGAGACCTTAGAATTGCTTGAACCTAAAGAGGCAACACAAACACCACCTGAACAACCTCCAGCAACTCCAGCTGAATAAATAAAAACTAGTCTAGGTTACATCAATGGCAGCAATCCCCTTAAATCTATTATTGGAAAAAGGAACGGATTTTGATGCCACCTTTAATATCCAGAATGAAGATAACACAACTCCTCTTAATCTGACTGGTTATACAGCAGAAGCTAAGATGAGACGTAGTTACTATTCATCTTCTTCAACAGATTTTGTTGTTGATTTTGTTGATAGATATAATGGTGTATTAAAAATTAGTTTGACTAATGTGGCTACTTCTGCATTAGATCCAAGACGATATGTTTATGATATTGTTTTAACATCTCCGCAAAGTATTAAGACAAGAGTTATTGAAGGTACACTAGAAGTTACTCCTGGGGTGACCTGATGCCAAAGTATAACGTATCAGTAAAGTCTTCTAATTATCAGGTTCTTTCAGAACCTCAGAAGAAATATAATGTTGGGGTTAACTATGAAATCCCTAGTAAGTATCTCCAGTATGGTAATGAGATACTCAATGTATCAAGTTGGGTATTTAATGGAACCAATACTGGATTTCCTTTAATTGATGCTGATGGCGATCAGTACACTCCAATTAATGATCAACAATTAATTGTGTGTGTTAATGGATTAGTTCAAGTTCCTGGTATTGATTATACAGTTAGTGGTACTAATATAATATTTACAGCAGCACCTTCTTCTGGTGATACTGTGTATGTTGTTGGTCTTGCTACTACTGCTGATCTTACAAGAACAATTAACTTTGTTGTTGATGCTGGTTCTGCACCTATGTCTCAGGGTATTAAGGGTGACATGACTCTTGATGTTACTGGTAAGATTGTTGGTTGGACTGTTATTGCTGATCAAGATGGTCAAATACAGTTTGATATAAAGAAATCAGACTATGCTAATTTTCCCAATTTTACTTCTATCTGTGGTAATGAAAGACCGCAGTTAGGTGATATAAGTACGGGAGCACAAGCAAGAATAAATAAGAATACAACTATTTCAACATGGAGTCCCAATCTTAATTCTGGTGACATCCTACAGTTTGAAATTGTGTATGCACTAAATATACAAAGGTGCGTAGTGTCAATGAAGCTCGCACTCTGATACATTATAAATAAGTTCATATAGGAAGAAACACGAGGAGTTAACTTAAATGGCACTGCTAGTTACCGACCAGGGTGAGATTGATTCACTCCGCACTTTATTAAATGCAACGCACAAGATACCAAGAAACTTGGTATTGAAACTGTACACAAGTAACACCACTCCAGCTGAGTCGGATGTTCCTTCTGCTACAAATTATTTTGAACCATACAACGCAAGTAATGCAAGTGGGTATGGATCTGCACCTACTACTGGATATCCATTAGTTGAGAATAATAGGACTGAAGAAGATCAGGACTATGACGAACAGTATGGTATTCTTTTAAACGGTAACCGTTGGTCAATTGCTACTACTGTTAATGCTGTTGCAACTGGTATTCAAGTTAGCGGTACTTCAGGTACATATGCCATTACAGTTGATAATGCTGCTGATATTAAGAAAGGAGATTATGTAGAGGGTGCTGGTATTCCTACAAACACATATGTCGTTGACATTCAAGGTTTAAACCTA